TGGTCGAGGCTGAGCTTAACCTCGGTGAGTTTGGTCCCGGGCTCCACTAGGACCACATGGCGGGACCAGTTCAGCAGCCAGCGTTGGATCTCGGCTTGCCAGACCCGCCGGGCGCCCGCGGGGCAAACGATCACGATACGCCGGGCGCCGATCCGGGAGGCCGCGCGCAGAGCCTGCAGGGTTTTCCCCAGGCCCATCTCGTCGGCCAGCAACACCGCCTTGTGTTTTTCCAGCTGCGCGCACAGCCAGTTAACGCCTTTGTCCTGGTAATCACGCAGCGGTGGTGCAGCAACTGCGGGCATTAAAATCCCCTGTCGCCCACAAGATGTTAGGTCCTGTGGGTCTTGGTTAACAGGGGCTAATGTGGGCCGTTGTCGTTTGTCCTGTCAAGCAGGAAAACGCACCCTACACAGGACGTGAGATTACGCCTTGCCCGACACCTCGGGCTGACCCTCGAACCGGGCGATCATCTCTTTCATCAGGGTCACGACATCCCGCCGGTCGGCGCCGTTGCTCATGTAATTGCAGCGCCCGGTGGTGCCGCCGTAAGGAAACATCATCACGACGATGCCGGTCTTTTTGTTGGGGGCTTTGGCGCCGTCGTTCAAAAACTCGTCGAGCGTCTGCATGATCGCGGTCATCTTCTCGTGATACTCGGCCTGGACCGGCGCATCCCCCAGCCGCTGGTGTGGTTGCTGCTGATAAAACTCGCGGCGTCGCTTGCTCTCACCCATCGGAGGCACCTCCTTGTTGTGCGCCAAATAACGCTAACAGAGCCGCTTCGGCCCGGCCATCGTCCTTGGCGCGGGTAAAATAGGCGGCGTTCGCCGGGAACAGCCGCGAGGCGATCAAGCGGGCTTCGTTCTTGTCGGGGCCAAGTCGGAAGCTGCGTTTCCACTCGTTAGGGGTGACCAGCTGCAGCGAGATCCCGAGGGCGGCGAGAACGCCGCGGACCAGCCCATAGGATAAGCCAAAGCTGAAAGAGCTGGTCACACCCTGCCGCGGCATCGCGTGGACCCGCTCTAGATAGGCGCAGTCCGGGGCGTACACGCGAAGCGTGTCCGCCAGCCAGAACTCGCTGATCTGCCGCCGGTGGGTTTTGCCGGTCTTGACCAGCAACGACGGCATGTCGACCACCACCAGGGCGCCCAGATCGGTATCGAGCATGGCGATGGCGCCGGTGGCGCCGGGGTCGACCCCAAGAACGCGCACCTTCAGCTCGCTCCACTCGATAAGTTCAGATGCCGGCGACGGCGGCAATCATGCCAACGAAGCCCAGCACGACGCCAAGACCCAGCACAAATGCTGCGGCCATAGTCAAGAGGTCGTGCGCTGCCTCCAGCGCCTCGGCACTTGGCGGCTCGCGGTCGGGTGAGGTCATGGCGAGGCTCCTTTCGCTGTGTACCGCTTGTGGTCGGGTGAGGTCATGGCTGGTCTCGCACTATAGCCCTAACTCGTCGTTGTCGATCAAGAACTCGCGACAACTGTGGCCTTGCTGCTCGACACAGTACAGGACAGCACCGACCCAACGGGTCGGGATTGTCTCGCGCCGGCCCCACATTTGCACGGTGTTGTAGGCCAGCCCGTGCCCCGGTTGGTGCCGGTCCAGCCAGTCCAGCAAACCGCGTGGGCCGCCGGACACGCGAAAGATGTGGGGCACGTCAAAAGTTACCATCGTTTTGTCTCCCCACCCCTTGCCCCCCGACCGAAACATAAGTTGTGTAAGGGCTGAGTGAAAGCCCGATTTTGCCTGTCGGAGCTTGTCGGGTAAAAAACCGTATGTCTGCCAGCCTAACTCTTAGGGCCACAAGATGTGGGGGCGGCAGCCAAAACCGTCATCTATCTGTCAACATCTTGTCAGGCACCCAACACAAGTTGTTGTGTATAGGTCCTATCCGGCCTATATTGTGTCCCTCTAGTCCCACTAGTGGGACTAGAGGGATGACTAGCACCGACTAGGAGACGGACTAGTCAGCCGACCAGAAACCCGTCAAGACCGAGGGCTGCAAGCATGACGAACGCCACCGACGAGATCCCGAGCGATCTTTACGATAAAGATCTTGCAGCCGGCGCAACCGCCGGACAAGATACCAGGACAACACAAGACGTGAACCGGGAGGAGCCAAATGTCCGGACGCGGTTTAGGGGACGACCAACAACAGCAAAAGCCAAGGACACCGGGCGCGTCGAGCTGCAAGCGTTCGCCGACGCGCTGGATGCTCTCATGAAACGCGCCGGCCTCAAGCCCTCCGACGTGGCTCGCATAGTGTGGGGGACCACCGTCGACAGCCGCGGCTACACCGTACCCCGGAACCGGGACCGGATCGCGAGCTACCAGGCTGCCAAGAGCTACCCCGACCCAGAGAACCTGCAAAAGCTGGCCGATGCTCTCGGCGTACCGGTTGAGGAACTGGCGAGCACCCGGCCACCGCGAAAGCCCACCAAGTCGGCAAAATCCGGCAGTGAGACTGCTCGGGCCGCCCTCAGCAGGAGTGAGACACCTACTCGACGAGCCCCCAGCGAGAGCAGCAATCCCGGCGAGCTGGTCTTGACCGCGGTCCCCGCCAAACCCGGCCGGACCATATTGCGGGTAAACCGGGAGATGAGCTGGAAGCTCGCCGCCCAAATCCACAGCCTGATCCGGCAAGCCGAAGACGCCGAAATCCGCGGCGCCTTAAACGAAGACCCGGTGTTAAACCCGGAGATAAATCCGGACTTCGGTAGAGTTGTCGGCGGCACAGACACCGGACACAACAACAGTAATCACGCATGAAGTACCTGACGCAGCACGAGGTAGCTTTGGTGCTGCGGTGTTCCGTTGCAAAGATCGCGCGGCTACGTCGCGCTGCCGGGTTGCCTTATCTCAAGGGGCGCCCGGTGTTAATCCCGGAGGATGATTTTCAACGATGGTTACGTCAACAAACCGTCCGGACATCGGTGACTACCGTAAGATCCGGCTCAAGCCCAACGCCAAGGGCTACTATGAAATCTGGTGGACCGACGCCGCCGCCGGGTATCTCACCCGCCGGCAGTCGACAGCTACAAAGGACCCGGCTGAGGCGCAGAGGTATTTCGATGCTTTCTGCGCCGACGCCCGGGGCCAAGCCCAAGCGATAGCAGCGGGCAAGCCGGCGACGGTGGACGAGCTCTGCCGGGCCTGGCTGGGGTTCGCCGCGGCCCAGGGCAAGGACCTGGTCGGCGGGCACGCCCTGGCGGCGATCCGGCGCGAGCTGGGGCACTACACCGCCCCCGATCTCGACGGGGTGATCTTGCAGGACTACGCCCTGGGGCGCCGCCGCAGCCCCGGCACGATCAGGCGCGAGCTAGGAGCGTTGCGCACCGTTCTGATATGGGCCGGCGATCAGCGCCGCATCAGCCGCGACGACGTGCCGGTGTTCAAAGGGGTGATCCCGCCGACAGGGGCGCCGCGGTTGCGCTTTCTCGACGCCGTTCAGGAGCCCAGGTTTTGGGCTGAAGCACAACGCTGGCCGGACACCCAGACCAACCCCCGGGACCGGGTCGCGGCCCAGCGGGTGGCGCTGTTCGTGGCGCTGGGGCTCGACACCGCGGCCCGGCGCGAAGCCATCATCGAGCTCACCTGGGACCGGGTGGACCTCGCCGCTGGGACCATTGATTTTCACCTACCGGGGCGGCGGCTGACCAAAAAACGCCGGGTGCGCGGGGTGCGGATCGCCAAACGCCTGATGCCTATCCTGAAAGAAGCCTGGCTGCGAGCCCCCAAGGACCCGGGCGGCCAGGCGATCGGCCGGGTGGTCGGGTACACCAACCCGGACAGCCTCGCCCGCCCGTTCGCCCGCTTCGCCGCCGAGGTGGGTTTGCCGTGGGTGACGCCGCATGTATTGCGGCACACCTGGGGTAGCTTACGGGCGATGGAGGGCCACAGCCTCTACGACATCGCGCAGGCGATGGGCGACACGGTGGCGACGATCGAGGCGATCTACCTGCACCTGTCGCCGGATCATCTGCGCGCCGTGTTCAAAGCCTGAGAGGCCGGTCCCGCAGGGAGGAACTTTTAATGACACGTCGCATCCAGACCCTCGACGGGCTACCGGTCTACGACGCCACCGAGCCTCTGATTATCGAAGTCATTAAGTCCGACATCCACCCGCGGGACCGCAAGAACCCGGAGAAGTGTGCGTTGGCGGAAGCCTGCAAGCGCGAGCTCCACGTCACCGAGGCCAAGGCATATCTGTCACGGCTCTATGTCAAGCACGGGAACCACTGGTTGCGATACCAGTTGCCGGAAACGGTACGGCAAGAGGTCTCTACGTTTGACCGCGGTGGTGGTTTTAGCGAGGGCACTTACTGCATACCGCCGCGCATACCGCCGCTGTCGCCGAAACAACGGTCGGGCGGGACCGCCCAAGGCGGCAAAGGTATCAGGGCCGGGCCAAGGTCCGCCCCCTCCCGCCAGACACACCGCAAAATCGAGGGGGTTCGCGCCGCCTCGCCGCTCGCTGGTGGCGCCATAGAAAGGCGAAGTGATGATCGGCCCCGGTAAATATGACGATGCCTGCACCCTGGTGCGCGAGATGACCGACGCGAAGTGCGTCCTCGTCGCCGTCATCGGCGGCAGCAAAGGTCACGGCTTCTCGGTGCAAACCATAGAGCCGATCGACCCGGACACCCTCGCCGACCTGCTGGAGGACATCGCCCGGCAAATGCGCGCAACCTAAAGCACCTTCAGCCAGCACATTAAGAAAAGGCGCCGGGGGCTTACGCCCGGCGCCTTTCCCTTATTGGGACACGACATCCCGCCTACCCACCCCGGCGAGGCACCACCCCCGCGCGAGAGGAGACTGCCGAAAGGTCGCGAGGCCAGCCGGCAATCGTCTTCAGATATGGCGCATCCCGACCCGGGGCGCAAGTTTTTCCCATTGTAGGTTTCGGGCCAAAAGCGCAGGCTGTTTGTGTCGGTCGCGTTACACGCGACAAAACCTGCACACGACAAAAACCCCCACCCACTTCACGGCGCGCGAGGGAGCGGACCTATGTCTGCCAACAACCGGGTTGTGCCCTTAGTCATCCCGACGACCACCAACCGGGATTTTCTGGAGTTAATTTTCGGGGACCAGTGGCCCCAAGCATTGGTCACCAGTTTCAAACGAGACCCGAGTGATCCCCAAGCACCCCGCGAAGACTGGAACGCCTGGCCAGCCGGAGGCGTCCTAACCAACCCTTATTTCGACGAGGGCAATACTTACTTCTGTCCTTCGTTACTGGTCCCCGGGTCAAGGACCGTCGAGAACTTCCGGTCCTTGCACGTCATCGTGATCGACGACGTAGGCACCAAAATCAAGCTGATCGAGGTGGTGAACCTGCTGCGGGTCCAGCCGACCTACATCATCGAGACCTCGCCGGGGAACCACCAGGCCGGCTGGAAGATCGAAGCCGAGACCAACCTGGCCTGGGTCAAGGGCATGCTGACGCAGCTCGACCGGACGCTGGGCGGGGCCGACAACCTGACCAACCCGGTGGCCTGGCGAAGATTACCCGTCGGGTTCAACACCAAGCAGAAATGGGTCGACCAGCTGGGACCGCAGGGGTTTCGGCTGCGGCTGCGCAAAGGCTACCCGGGACCGGCGATCCGCGGTCTCGACTGGCCCTCGGCGATCGAGGACATGATCGGCGAAATCGTGCCCTTGACTACGCTAGATCGCGGGATCGGCGATGGCCATCGC